TCTATAATATTCATTATAAATACATTGATAAGCAGCAAAAGGTAACAAATTAATATTTTGGGTAACTCCACCAGGTACCATAGGGGGTACACCCATGTAATCTATAAATTTGTTCTCTTTGGTTAAAGCAGGACTAAGAAAATCGGTATTATAATTGAAATAGGGAGCCACAAGTCCAGAATTTGCATCTGTAATAAACTTTTCCCAATTTTCCCATAAAATACGATTTGGTACAAAGAAATAATGCATACTTACATCCATACGATGCATAACTGGTGCAATCATTGGTGCAAAACGAATTAAGCTTTCGCAACCTAATTCAAATTTGTCACCTGGTACACATTCTAATGTTAAAATAGGGGTAAGATTACCCATATCTGCACTTAATTTCACGTCATGCGTGAGGTCAAAGACATTCTTTTTTGGTCTTTGTAACTTAATGGAATTGAATAGATTTTTTCCCATTTTTTGTTTTTTTAAAGTTTTTAAATTAATTTTAATTAAGTTATTAATAACTTAATTAAGCCGGTGACTAACCGGCTTTTTTTTATAGTCTAATTCCGCCACGTGATACGTAGTATGTGCGGCTTACTTTACGCTTGTTGCCATAACCGCGCTTTCTAGATGAGCGGCGATATGAGTTTCGTCTTCGCATTTTTTTGTTTTTAGTTTGTGATTAAAATATTTATATAAAGCTTGTTCTACATACTTTTTTAATAATTCTTTTTCCGACATATCTGCGGTATTATAAAGTTTTATTAACCTTAATATTTGGTCTTGTGTATATAATCTCATTATTTTTTAATTAATGTTTTAAATATATCTCCTAAAAATGTAGCTATTCTACCGCCAGTTGTACTTCCACTACCTTTTAATATTTCTTCTAATCTTTGTCTAGTTTCGAGGTCCAATTGACCAATAGTATTAGCTTGTACTTTACCTTCTGTTATTGCTGTAATTTGTTTTTTTAATAATTCGTTAATATCATATTTCTGCATAATATTTAACTTTTGATATTCATTACTTGTAGCAATAGTACGTAATTGTTCTTTAAGTATATCTGTTTTAATTGGAAATTGTGACCTTTCCAATCTTTTAATATTAACACTTTCTAATAAATTATCATATGAAGCATTCTGTACTCTATTTAAAATAGAAGGTTTGTCCATAAGATCAGATTTAGTTGCTGCTAATATTTCGTTTTTTAAACGTTGTTCTTCATTTTTCAATTTATTACCTTCTACTGTTTGTTGCATGTTTTCCATATTCAGTTCTTGTAACTCAAATTGATTTGATTTTTTAAATACTTGTAAACTTTCTGTATCTAATTGTGGAGCTACATAATCTGTACTCCTTACAGGTGAAGCTTCGTTGCGTTGATTGTATATAAGATTTTTATTTAATCCAGCTGCTTCAAATCTTTTCATTTGTTCTGCTGGTGTGTTATAGGTGTTTAACCTATTCCAATCCGCTAATGCGTTTTTTCTGTTTTGTATGTTTGTGTATTGTTGGGATCCAACATTTAATAGGTTTGTACCTATTGATACCCATGCGTCTGGTGATAAAGGCATACTTTATTTTTTTTGTTGTTATGACACAATATGTGATTTTTTTTTGTTCAATCGTAGTGCGTCGTTCCTCCTTCGTCCTCTTTTACTTTTCAAATATACATATTTGGTGTCAATAAGCACTAATATATCAAGAGTATTAGTGCTTATTACTGACGCGCTACGCTTGTCTTCATAAAAATAGCCATGCAAGTAAACTTGCACAGCCATTTTTCTGTTAGTCAAGTGTTGTTACATCTTGACTTTGGATATCTTGAATATCCTCTTTTTTCAACTTTGCAGTTGATTTTTCTGCTTTTTTGCTCTTTAAACGTTCTTCGATTTCAGCAAGTTCTTGACGAGCAGCTATTTCAAGTTCTTGCCTTTCAGCTAAATCGAGTCTACGAGGGTCTATTCCATCTCCATCTTCACCTTCGTAAATTGGCTCTTTTGAGCCTCCAAGTGGTAATCCACTTGCATATCTTTGTAATAATTCTCTAACTGACATTGACTGGTCAGGTATTGTTTGTGAGGGTTCCGATATCACCTCATTGTCGGTAAATTCATGGGCGTTAAAAATGTTTCTTATTTTCATAAATAATTGTTTTTTCTTTCTAATTCAGCTAATTTATGCATTTTGTTAAATGCAAAAATATGTCTTTCAGATATTACTTTTTCCTGTTCAGTAAAACTGCTGAATTCTTTTGATATTTTTAAATCTATTTGTTCACTAATTTTAACCATATATTTAGCTATTTTATCCTTTTCTTCTTCATTATACATTTTGTCTTTATAATATCTAGGCATAGCAATTTTTTTACCATCTTCAATTGGAACATACATACGTTGTTCCAAATTGTTTTTATGCCATTTTATCATTGCTTCTGTTATATAATTACTACCTAATCCTTTTGACATTACACTAAATTCCTTTTTTCTGTCATCATTTTGGTGCATTGGAATTTGTGAATTTTTAGACATATACTTTAACGTATAACCGATACTGGCAACACTAACATTGCCAATATGATAATTACCAATAGACTTATTATTAAGAGCCCAAGCCCTAGCAATATGTTCTTTATTAGCATTAAAAAGAATGATATGATAATGCGGACGTTTTTTAGTACTACCATATTCGCCAACAGCATAATATTTAAGTTTTTCATTAGTTAATTTTCTTAATCTTTTAAAAAATTTTTGTAAATCTTTTAAATCTAATGTCATATAACCATTATTGGTGATTGGTACATATTCTGTATCATATGTTAATGTTATAAAGAGAGCGGACATACTCCGCTCTCCTTCTTTGACTAACCTAAACGACCAACCAGAAGTCCTGCGTTTTTTACATGGGGGGCATTTTCCACAAGGAAATGGTATATGTTCTCCTTTTATTTGTTCTTTTTTATAAAAGGGAGTTATACACCTACTACTCATAACTAAAACATTGGTGTACCATATTTAGGCATAGGTCTAACAGCCTTGATTTTGTTTAATACATGGCAATATAAACTATCTCCTGAGGGATCATCTACTGCAAAAATTCTTTTAGTAGGATTACATTCAATAAATTGACTACTTAATGTTGGTTGTGTGTCAAACTTTCTGCCTAAATGCCAATAATCTAATGTAGTTCTAAAATCTCCTGCAACTCGTGATGGCATATATTTATACTCTGCATAACGTGGTACATATCCAAATGTATCATTTGCATTTGAAGTATAAGCATAAATTTCATTATTTGTTACTGGTTGTTCACCAATATTTGCAAATGAAGGCCAAAAGTAATCCAATGTATCATTTTTTAGAAATGTTTTTGGAATACCTTGTTGATATGCAGTTTTAGGCATTACAGACATTATACCAATAATATATCCGTGTTCTTCACAATAATATGATCCAGATCGACCACTTGAAACTGACATGCCATGTCCAGCCATATTTCCTTGTGGTAAACCATCTACTGCTCCTGTTGTATTTACTATTTCACTAATAACTACAGGTGATTTAACACCTGTAATATATTCAGGTCTTTGTAAGCGCTTATCGGAAGATTTAACACCAAAATGTGTTAAAATGTTCTCTATATAACGAGTACCACCTCTTGCATTTTTTTCTAGCCATTCTTGTAATCTAAATGCACGTCTTAAATCGTTAATTGTAGTAGGCTCTACATCTGCTGTAATTTGAGGCACATATAAACCATCTGTTAAAGGACTTGGTACTCCACCATTTACATCATATTGACCAGATACTGCTTGAACATCTGGACTACCATTATTGTTTTTACCAGCAACTTTTGTCCATGGTACATCAATAGTACCTAATGGAATATCTACTGCTTGTCCTTTTTGTGCAAATGGTAATGAAGAGGTAAAATAATCATGTTCCCATGCTCTGGATCTTAATTTTATAAATTCTAAGAATGCTGCTGAGATATTATTATTACCATCAGCACATTTATAATTTACAGGTGATTGTAAATTTTGATCTCTATAATATTCATTATAAATACATTGATAAGCAGCAAAAGGTAACAAATTAATA